AAGCTAGACAGCAGGAATTTCAAAGAGATTTAATTGGTAGCCAAATGCAAATGGCTGGACAGCTACTCGGTAATATTTATCCTAGGTAATTAAGATGTCACGAAGAGGTTCATCAGTTGAAGAGTTACAAGAGAATAGAAAAAATCTGAAAGGAGCTAATTTCTTAGAAAATTTTCTGAATAAGGCAAAAGGTTCAGGGGAAGAGTCCTTACTAAATAAATTATATGATGGTGTATCATTTAAGGATTTTTTACCAGCTCCTCTTAGAATAAACTATGACATTACTCAAGGACAGTTTCCTTACCAAGAGGAATTTACAAGTGTGTTTTCTTTTCTTAATAAAGGAAAAAAAGATGAAAAGGATGAAAAAGAAGATGAAAGAAACTATCTAGAAGAAAACAAACAGCTATTAGGAGAAATAGCAGATTTAAGTGAAAAAGCTAGAGATAGAGCCGCTTTAAGAACGGGGATATCAAACTTAGCTTTATCTCCTTTAATAGGAGGTCAGGCTGCAATGGAAGCCGCAAAGAATGTCGCAGATTTAACTGCATTAAACATGGGAGCCATGGCTGCTCAAAACAGAGCATTAGAAACAAATCCTACCAAGCAAAAAATAGCTGGTAAATATTTCAGGTAGTAGAATGGCATTAGGTACCTGGTCAAATCCGTATGGAGCACTGGGAGGAGGATTACCTAGTACAGGTGATATCTCAATGTTTTCATCAAAGCCCTTTGGAGGAGGCAATATGTTCGGAGCGATAGCTGGAGGTTTATTTAGCTTAGGTGGTAGCATAATCGGTGCTAGAGCACAGTCTGCTGCTGCACAGGCTCAGATGGATGCTTCTGCTGATCAGCTAAAGAATAATGTAATGCTGAACAGAGAAGCTAGGAAAGGTAACCTAGCTAAGTTCATCGGACAGAATGTTGCAGATTATGGATATGGAGCAGACTTAGATTTTGGAAGACAAAAGAAGGCTAGTATATTTGATTCAACTAGAAAGCGTGATCTAGAAAGAGGAGCTAATATAAAAGATTTTGAAGCAATGCTGGGTATGAAAGAAAATCCTTTAGCTAGAGAACAGAAACAAAGAGAGAGAAAATTTCTGTTAGATAAAATCACAAAAGAAAGAACTGCCGCCATGGAAGGCATGTTTGGACCTATTAGGAGATCTTAGGAGGTATCATGGGAAGTAAAACGGTATATAATCCTCCGAAGATAGAAAAGGATGATAGCTTTGCGAAGTACCTAGAATATCAAAAAGAACGTGAAACTAGATTAGATGAAAGAGAAGATGAAGCTGCTAGAGAGTTAACAAGAAGAAAAAGTGGAGCCAAAGGTTTAACTGATCTTTATGGACGTACTAAATCACAATTAGAATCTGGTTTACTTAGTTTTCAAGGGGCACAGGATAAATTACAGAGTTATATAGATAAATATGATTTAACTGCTGGATTTAAACCTGATGATGAAGGTAATACTTTTGATCCCGGCTATACAGACCCAAGTAAGGGAGCTGGTCAGTATTTAACTAATCTTCAGAATATCTATCAGGGAGAAGGAGGACTGTTAGATAAACAGCGTACTTCTGGTGTGAAACTTGCTTATCAAGACATATTAGGAAGACAAGCTACTGACGATGAACTTTCCAGTGCAATGTCTAATTTACAGCTTCAGTCTTATGGAGGAGCTGGTATACAGGGTCTAAGAGATTCTCTTAAATCTTCTAATGAATACACTAAGAATATTAATGATAATTACTTAGATAATTACTACGACACCATGTATGGTAAGC